CGCGGTCGACCTGGATGTACTCGTCGATGAAGAACGTATCTTCCTCGCGCAGGTTGAAGGAGCCCGCGACTGCCGAGGCCCCCGCGTTGATGGCGCGGAAGCCGACTGTCGGCGTCGAGGAGATGTCCATGAACGCGCGCTTGCCCATGCTCGCGGGCAGCATCGGGATTGCGGCCATGACGTCGGACTCGCGCACCATGTTTTCCACAAAGGTGCGGGTCGGGTCGTTTTCCGGCAGCGTCTGCGCGTACTGCGTCAGCGTGATCGGGGTGGTGATCGAAACGTTGATAGCCATGGTCTAGGCCCCTCTTAACGTCCGCCGCCACCGGCGAACTTATGGTTCATCTGCGCAGCGCGTTTCTGCACAAAGCTCATGTTCTCGTAGCCGGGGATTTTCCCGGCATCCTCTTGGCCCTCGCGGCCGCCTTGCGTGACCGCGGCGCCTCCCTGCGAGGAGAAGGACCGCATCAGGCTCTCGAACATCTCGACATGCGCCGCGACCGGGTAAGCCTTCAGCGTCGCGATGGAATGCGCGGCCTTGTCGCCGGCGCGCGCCGTGAGCCATGTCGCGACGTTCTCGATGCGGGTGTCGGCGGTCGCACCGAGCTTTGCCATCTCTGCGGTCTTGCCGGCGGTGATCTGCTGGTGCTCGGCGATGCGATTGGCGGCATAGACGCCAAGCAGCTTGGAGAACCCGGCCTGATCGAGCTTCAGTTCGTGCGCGGCCTTGCGCGCCTCGATCATCGCGGGATCGTCGACCTTGAACTCGAAAGCGGTGCCTTCCGGCGGCTTGAAGCCTTCCGGCAGCTTGATCTCGTACTTTTCGGGTGCAGCCGGGATCGCCTGCTCGCGCGCTACGCGCTCGGCATCGCGGCTCGACAGCCCATTGAAATGCTCGGTGAACTTGTCGGCGATGACCTCGCCCTTGGTCGCGTCCCAGAACTTCTCGGGGATGTAGGCCGGCCGAGAGGCCGCAGCCTGCTGGCCGCTATTCTGCGTCTGCTGGGTCTGGCCCTGGTCCGACGCGCCGCCTTGCCCCGCGCTGGAGCCTTGGCCCTGCGACTGGCTGCTGGAGCTGGAAGACGATTGGCCGCTCTGGCCCGATTCCGTCGTCACTCAAATTCTCCGTCATCACTTCGGCCATCACGGCCATCAGTTCTGACGCGAACTTTCGTCGACCAAGATTTTCCCGCAACGCACCGTCGCTCTCCGCGGCGCTCACAGCCATCAGCACTTTCTGCAAGCCGACATAAAACACGCGGCCGTCCGGCGTGCGGGCGAAGCGCTGCAAAGCCTCATGCACAAGCTTGTCGTCGATCACTGGCTGACCCTCGTCATGCCTACTGGAGCCCCTGTGCCTGTGCGGGATCGCCGGTCGGAGCGCCGTGGCGGCCGAGCAGCTTCGCGATCATGCCGACCGCGTTCTGCACGTCCTGCTCTGGCCGGAATTTCAACAGCGTGACACGCATCTTTTCGAGGAACGCCTTCATGGTTTCCTTGCCGTCGATGTAGGCGCGGAACTCCTCCGGGAAGGCCTGGCCGAGGATCTGGATCGCGCGCACCGCCATCGCGACCTCCTGCTGCTCGGCCGCACGCTGCGCCGGATTGCTCGGCACCAGCGAGACAGCCTTGCCGTTCACCTTGGCAGGCGTGATGACGCCGCGGGCCTCGAGGAGGTACTTGAAACGGAGGAATATCTTGGCCGGGCCCTCCCACCAGAAGGTCAGGCCGGGCGTGCCGATGCGCCGCTGCGCACGCGCGAGCTCGTCCATCCATTGCCCCAGCGTCGGCGGGGTGTCACCGCGCTGCTCGGGATAGTCGACATAGAACAGCTTGCGCAGATGCCGAACCTTGTCCTCCACCGCATAGATGCCCTCCTGCGGCGAGCCGGGATCGTACAGCTTCTTGATCGCATTCTCGGAGCCAACCCGGATCGGATACAGCATCCCCGGCTCGAGGCCCTGCTCGACCGCGGCGAAGCTGTCGTCCGGAATGCCCATCGGGGGGGTCAGGTTCAATTCGATGTGCGAGACCTTCTGTCCCTCGAGCTCGTCGACCTGCCGCAGCTCGGGCAGGCTCTGCAGGAGCACGCCGAGCCCATAGGCCCAGTCGGCGGTCGCGTTGAAGCGGATCACCAGGAACGGGCAGCAGCCCTCGCCCTTGATCACCGCAGTATGCACGACGCGGTTCTTGATCATCACGACATGCTGCCAGACCTCATCGCCGACCTGATCCCACAGCCGCCACCAGCCCCAGCGGACTTCGGTCTTTTTGTCCGGGCCGGCGTCGATGTCCTTGGCCAGATCCTCGGGGATCGGGATGCCCTTGAGCAGCGCGCGGACGTGGCGGTTGCGGGTGTGGCGGACGATGAAGCGGTCGTCGATCTCGCCATAGGGACCGAGGTTGATCTCGATCTCGCGCAGCGGGACGGCCTGAATGCAGATGTGCTCGCCCGGCCGCTCGTCGTCGATGAACAGGCCCATGGTGCCGATGCCGAGATCGGGATAGGCCGCCTTGGCAAATTCCGGGTAAAAATTCGAGCCCTTGATCGCGCTGAAAATCGCGATGTCGTCTTCCTTGATCTGGGCCTTGATCGATTCCCAGTCCGCCTTCTTGACGTAGATGCCCTTCGCCCGCTCGCACCACTGCTCGGCCTGCGGCATGAAGGTGTTGAGCATTTCCGTGACGTAATCGCCTGTCAGTTCGAAACCGGCGCTGGTCTGCAGGTAGCCGTCGTCATGGAGCGGGGTCGACGCCGGCGCCGACTGCGAATTGATCTGGCGCGATCGCAGCGGCGCGGTGAAGAAGTAGCATTCCCGCATGTCGAGCTCGAACGGCGATTTCTGCCGGCGGCAGTCGGCGACGCGCTGGTTGGCCTCGGCATCGAGCGGGTGTTTGGGTTCCTGTTTCGGGGTCCGGGCCATGTCAGCCCTTCGCCGCTTGCTCAAAACTCGCAAGCGCGCCGAAACGCGCCATCAGGCTCGCGGTGTCGGTCTTGGCGCGGTCCTGTATCGCCAGAACCTGGTCATTCTGCGCCTGCTGCTGCTCCTGCTGCAGCATCGGATCGACCTGGATCACGGGTGGGTCCGGCGCTTTCATGAACGATTTCGGCTCCTTGGCGCAGGCAGTCTCGCCACAGAGCATCGGGCCGCAACGCACTGCCGCGGATGCCGACAAGCTGCCGGATCGCGGGAACACACCAGAACCCCACGCGAAGGCCGCGGCTCACCTTGCGCGGCGCCATGCCGAGCAGATCAGCGTCCGCCGTGTAGAAGTTGAGGAGCCGCGTCGCCTCGGTGCCGTGAGCGGCAGTGATGTCGACCGTCGAATAGCGCCAGTCGAAGAAGATCCATGCGTCGAGATCCCGGATGTAGCCGAACGCCGAGACGTGCTTGTAGCGCCCACAGGCCAGCCACCTGACCCAGCGCGATTCCGTCGTCTTGTGGAAAGCAATGACCCAGTTCTCGACCTGGCCCGCCGCGCCGGCCGCAACCAGCCTGATCATCCCGCAACCCGCCGCATCGATCGGCGGCCGTGCCAGCCCTTGACCGGCTGGGCAAACCCGCCGCCCATCGTCACCGCCCTGCCCTCGCCGCCGCCGAGCAGCATGTTCTCGCCGGCCTCGCAGACGTGGCTGTACTGGTTTTTCTCGGGCTGATCGGAATAGCGCTCGCCCGACACGCGCAGCCGCCGCATGAAATAGCCGCCCTCCATGCCCGTGATGAAAGTCGGACAGCCGGGATCGACGATCATCGCCGACGCCCGCCCGGTGCTCGCGCGCCGCATCAGCACCGCGTTCATCGCCTCATGGCGCACCGTCAACTGGTTCTGCGGGTTCGGCGCCGGCAGCACCGTGATGCCCTTGTCGCGGAACACCTCGAACGGCGTCTTGTCGAACGCCTCGCCCTTGTGCTGGCCAGCAGGATCGCCCCAAAAGATGAATTTGAATCCCGGATATTGCTGAGACAGGTAGGTTTTCAGCAGCGGCGCGAACTCGGCGGCGCTCATGTCGCGGCCGATATATTCGCGCTGGATAAACCAGTCGCCGCGCAGGCATTGCCCGATCAGCGCCGCCGGCTGGCGACCGAAGTCGAGCCCGACGATGACGGGATGGTCGGGAATGATCTCGAGCGGCCGGTCGCTGACATGCACGTCGCGGCGGAACTGCGGATAGACCGGCTGGCCATCCGTCACCAGCGCCGAGCGGTTCATGATGTTGGCGTCGATCCAGCTCTTGGTCTTGCCGGCGATCTTCTCGGCGTAGAAATCCGGCGGCAGGTATTTCAGGTTCTCCGCAGCCGGGTTCGGCAGGTAGCGGATGAACCGGCCCTTCTCGTCGAACTCCTCGAGCAGGCCCGCCGGCTGCATGTAGAAGCCCCAATTGTCCGGCCGCTTCAGCGCCTTCCGCTTTTCCTCCGTCATCCAGTCCGGCGGCGGCACGTCGCCGCGCATGATCGGCAGCCAGTGATCCGCCGGCGGCGCGTTGGTGTCGGCGATCAGCCCGCCCCAGGCGCAGCCGCCGTCCTTCACCGCGGGAAAGCGCGGCGGCGACACGCGGCCGACCGCCTCCGAAAAAACCTCGTAATGCGCGAACTGCACCTCGTTGAACCAGATCAGCGACGTCTCAAGCGACATGAAGAACGACTTCGCGTCGGTGATGTCCTCTTGCGCAACGAAGGTGACGTCGAGCTCGAGCGCGCCGACCCTGACCTCATGCCGGTAGGGCCGCGTCTCGTAGAACACGCCGAACTGCCCCGGCCCGGTACCGGGCTTGAACCAGTCCTTCCATGTCGGGATCGTCGTTTCCTCGAGCTTGGAGTAGGTCTCGCGGATGATGTGCGCCCGAAACCGCTGCCGCCCGTCAGCCTGCGCCGGCTGGGCAAGGGCCCGCTGAAAAATATGCATGCAGCAGGCCGACGACGTTCCGGATCCCTGCGGCCCCTGGATGATCTTCACGCGGCTTTTCTGGTCCCGCATGAACGCCCGCAGCACCGCGCCGTCTGGCCGGAAGATCGGGTAGTTTGTCTGCGGGTCGTATTCGATCATTCGTCGTCATCAGCCACGAGCTTCGCCGTGAAGCCAATGGCGCCCACTCCCTCGCGCTGCTGTAATCGCGGGATGATCGGCCCCTCAGCGGGAATGCGCCAAATCTGCCGTGGCCCGATCTTCGGCTGCCGGATCGGCTTGGGCTTCTCTCTCACGGCTCAACTCGCCGCGACCGGCGTGTACGTCCACGACCCCAGCACCACCCCGCCGTCGTCCGTGATGTTCCCCGACGTCTTCTTCCCGCCGTTCGACCGAATGTCCACCTTCGCCAAATCCAGCGCCCGAGCCATGTACTGGCTCTCCTGATGCTGCTTGTCCAACGCCTTCGCCGGCGCGGTGATCGTGATCGTCGCCAATGTCGTCATCCCAAACCTCCGTTTTCCAAAACGACCTCACAGCCAGAAAAAAATCCCGCACAAGGGACAGAGCGATAATCGAGAGGGGGGGATACCAGCGCTCGATTTCGGCCTCGATTTTTTCCCCCGGCCTCGCCCCAGGCCGATCGCGAAATGCGGAGGGTGACCGGCGCCCGATTTAACTGCCCGTTAATGCCGTCTCCCTCAGCAAGGGAGCACATGTCGTGTGATTTCAATGGCTTGCGCATACGCTGTGTCAGTCCTGTGCCAATTACTTGGGCGACACATCGACCATGGGCCTGGCTGCACCCTCGGACAGATCGATCACGTAACCGGCCTTTATCTCAACATTCACAGACACTTGCGTGTCAGCGCGCGGCTTGTGTCCGGCGATGTTGAGCAGGTGGATCGCCGCGTCCTTCTGTACGTGTTCCGAGCTCGCTTCCGTCGCCAATCTGATCAGCGTTGCGGCTGCCGGAGCCTGCGATCGAGAGAGCGCGACACGTGTCTGCTCCTCAAGATGCCTTGCA